TGACCGCTTGCCCCGGTCCATTGACCTCAAGGTTTAGGGTAGAGTTCTTGTATGCGCCAGCAAGGTGGGCAATGACCCAAGCAAACTGGTAGGTGTTGAGTTCTGAAGTGGCAAAGGCAGCGACTTGCTCTAGCCCGTCAGAGTAGCACCGATAGACTTGGATGCAGAATCTATCAGCCCAGTCGCTTGACCCGTAGGCAGGGTCTGCGCCAATGACGTAATAGGCGGTATCGACTGGCTCTTCCCATACCTTCAAGGTAGCCAAGCGCTCTGTGGATTTGACTACTTGGGTGTCTTGGAAGTTAGCCCCAAAGACATAGCGGTAGTTGTCATAGGTTATCTTCTTTGCAATCTTGGCTGCGTCTGTGCAACGGGCTATGGAGAAGAAGCTAGTGCCTGTCATCACAAAGGCATAGTCTTCTGTTGGGGGAAACTCTTGGTACATCAGGGATTCGTCCTTGATGCCTTCCAACATCTTCCAACGCCACCAAGCCATCTGTCTTGAGTTGACCTCAAAGTTATAGAGCTTCTTAATATCCCTAGTCCACTCTTTCTCTTCGGGTGTGAGTTTCCCGTCCCAATAGACCTTGTAGATGTCAGACTCTGGGTCAGCAGAGTAGAACTCATTGCGCCACCAACCACAAAAGATGGCTTTCTGCGTTCTAGCCCTTTTAGCCGTGACATACATCTCATGGAACATATTGAAGCCCCTAGCGGTGGACTCAAAGATGTAGAGGCGGTTAGGGTTAGTCTCTGCGAGAGAGGCAAGCAAGGATGCAAGCCCTTCCTCATCACCCCAAGAAGATGTCTCTGTGCCATGCAGGAAGGTAATGCCTTTGCCACGCCCCAAACTTCCTTTGGCGCGTAGTCCAGCAACTTGGTAAAAGATTCTGCTTCGGTTTTTCAAGGAAAGGCTATTCCTGTTGTGGGCAAGCATGGGTATCTTGTACTCTTTTGGCAAGCCTTCCATGTATGCACCGAGAGTGCCTCTGAACATATCCCTGTTCTCCTCGGTATCGGTCACCAACGTGCCACCGAGTCCTGCATTAGTGAAGTGCCAATATAAGTCTAATGCCAGACTTATAGTCGTAATGCCAAGTTGTCTGCCCTTCAGAATAACAAAGAAGTGAACCCCGTTAGCCAGACCTTCTGATATTTCTTGCATGACATAGGTCTGTGTCCCTAAGAGCTTGTCTAAATTCCTAAGCCCCTCTTCCTTAGTCTCAATCTTCAAGTTAGAGCAGAACTTGTAGAACTGTTGCAAGTTAAATTTCATCTAAATCCCAATGTAGTATGTCTCCAGCAGCCTGTTTGTTCCGAGCCACACTGAGTAACTCTTGAACAAATATGGGCGAATACTGACTCTTCCATCTAGCCACTAGAGCAATCTTCTGCTTCTTCGTCCTACAAGCCAAGGCAGCCCTGACCTCACTCTGCAACAGTAACCTACTCGCCCTTAACTCTTCAATGTATAGGTTCGTATTGCTCAATGCGTTCCTGTAAGCGTCTTAACTCCCCCTCAGCTATCTGCAACAGCCTAGCACTCTCCGTATGCACACGCATCAGCTCATGGAACAACTCCGCATGATTCATCGCATACACACGCTCCATATACGCCTTCTTCACATCTTCCATAGCCAAAGGCATCATCGTGTGGTCATGCCCATTCATCTTTTCAGTCATCATCATTCCTCTCTCCATCCTGCCCACTTAAACAAGTTGTAATACATCGTTGCTTCAAAATGCTCTCTCCACTTCCCAGTCACGTTTGGCAAAGCCTGATGACACCACATAGCATCCGATAAAGCCTTCTTCTCATGGGCTTTCTGAACAAGCTCAACAAGGCTATTCATGCGGTTCTCCAAACCCTTACACCGTTCTCTTCCTTACGAGCAATGAACTTCCTCTCCAACTTCTTGCCAGTCCGATAGTTGTTGTTACACACCACTTGTAACACCCCATCTGTCACCAAGAAACTCTCCCCAACCTCCATATCTCTATACGGATACCTTCTCTTCGGAGGTGGAACTGGCACATCCCTACTAATCTCTACATTAACCATATATATCCCTCTACCAATGATGGGCAGTATAGGCGAAAAAAAAGCCACCAACAAGTGATGGCTAACCAGAAGGAAATGACAAGCCCCTAGTCTATCAGGATTCATGATTTTTCTTTGGGGCGGGAAGCGAGAGGGGCACGCACCTCAGCACCCTCAAACCCAATCGTTGACCACGCAAGCGCTGCCGTGTGCTAGTTCTGGTTACCGAACCCATTACCCATTGCCATGCAGCTATAACGTGCGGTAAACCATGCCATGCGTGACGGTAGAGCTATAAAACCCCTTTTGTAAGAGGGCATGGAGTAGATATTATGTAAAGTTTCCCTCTTGTCTACTTAGTTGACAGTATGTATATACTCTTACACAATAACTATACATAAAGCTATTATCTATATATTATATTATGTAGATAACATAGTTATAAACATAAGATATTTATGTTTATAACATATTATAAACATAGCATATTAGTATTCATAACATATTTTTATTCATACATATATACATATTGTGCCGATAATTGTGGATAACTTGTGGATAAGCACTATATTATGTAATATTATTGTTTACTTAGGGTTATATCTAGGTCTTATAAATCAATAACTTATAACGCTTGGCATGATTTTCTCACCATATAGGTTATAGGGTAACATAATCTATATAGTTATGCTACACTATATCTTCCTAACATCATCAAAGGGGTTTTTATGTCAAATGCAATTTATTCTCAAATTACCGATAGCATCATCAAGCAGCTAGAGCAAGGGGCTACGCCTTGGGTAAAGCCTTGGAGGGCTGATAGTACTGCCGATAAAAATATGCTTACTGGTAACCCTTATAAGGGTATCAATAGGCTATTACTTGGGTTATCGGGCATGGTTAACGCTTATGGCTGCCCCGTTTGGGCTACGCTGAAACAATGGAACCAGCTTGGCGCTAGAGTGCGTGCGGGTGAAAAAGGCACAATGATTGTGTTTTATAAGCCAATGACTAAGGGTAAGAATAAACAAACGGGTGAAGAGGAACATTACAATTTACTTACACGCTCTTATGTTTATAACGCTTTACAAGTTGACGGGGTAACGATTACAGCGCCAAGCGCTGACGATAAGCCTTTTAATGCTATTGATGCTGCTGAACAGCGTATTAAAGCCACGGGAGCTATCATCACGCATGGGGGTGATAGTGCCTTTTATGCTCCAAGCGTAGACAAAATAAACGTGCCAAATAAAAGCGCCTTTGATAATGAATCAAGCTATTACGCTACCGTGTTCCATGAGCTAACGCATTGGACAGGGCATGAGACACGATGCAATAGAAACCTAAAGGGTAAATTCGGTAATCCCTTATACGCCTTTGAGGAATTAGTTGCTGAAATGGGAGCAGCTTTTCTATGCCAAGATTACCGCATACAAGGCGAGTTAAGGCACGCCGGCTACATTCAATCATGGCTGAAAGTCTTAAAAGAGGATTCAAAGGCGATATTCAAAGCCGCCGCACTAGCTCAAAAGGCGGTAGACCATATCAACGGATTAAGCGCTGATAACGCTGAGTTAGTACCGCTACCCTTGGCGGCTTAAAAAGTAGCGTGTAGAGGGTTTTAAAAGCCCTCTATGCGGTACTCTTTTGAGTGCCATTTCCTAAACTTAACCAAAGGGGCTAACCATGCTTAACGATTATTTTCAATTCACTATCAGCGAACACCTAGTAAGCGCCATTATTAATGGCGATAACTCAGGGCTTAACGATGTAGAGGAAAAAGAGCTAGATAACTTTTTAGCTCAGTACAGCGCCTATAAAAACGCTACTTGGGGCATTGATAGCGTTAACCCTCATTTTATCGATTGTGACGTTACTGGGCTTTTTAGTAACTGTTATGACGTAAAAATGCACTTTACTAATGATTCACTATAAGAGGTAAACCATGATAGCTTTTTACACTAACGGCAAAATTTTAGTTAAAGCATACCAACACGGCAGCGATTGGCAGCTCTTGTGCGATAAACAAGAACGCTGGTTCAGCGTATGGACAAACGACAAACGCGCATCACTAGTGAGTGCGTTTTCCTCTTTTGTCGGACACGAAGTTAACCAAGACCAAATTCACGGGTTAAGAGACATAAGAGCTTAAACCCCCATAAAACCCTTTTAAAGCCCCTTAGAGGGCTTTTTAGGGGCTACCCTTACCCTACCCCTTAACTTGGAGATAAACCCATGCAAACCCGTTTTTTGTTTAACCGCATCAATGAAGATATAACCGCAGCTATTGCCCGTGAAGTAGCACGAAATTCCCACACGCGCACTTACGCGCCAACGAATGATGACCTAATTTGTGCTTTAATCTTTATTGTGTCAGTAATCTTGCTAATCCTATTTGTGAGGTAACTATGCTCAAGCCATTACTAGTCCCAATTTCCCCTACGCGCACGCCCACGCGCCCAAGGCTACCCATAACAAACCCTGCCTTTGAATACACCCCTGCTGCCCGTACCAACGTACAAGCTACTTGGCGTAAGTTTGGCTGGAAAGCCCCAATGAAAGCCCCAAAGTGAACACCATTGAATTCGGTGATTGCCGAGAGACTATGCGTAGATGGGCTAAAGAAGGTATCAAAGCCCAAACGTGCGTGACAATCCCCCCTTACTATGGTTTACGCGACTATGGGACGGGGAAGTGGCTCGGAGGTGATGCTAACTGCTCCCATAAAAGGGATAGCAAATTTTCCGAGGCAACCATTACGGGGCATAAAAACATGGCTGGTGCTGTCGGTGATGGCATCTATAAAACCATTTGCCCAAGGTGCGGAGCTGTTCGAGAGGATATGCAACTAGGGCTAGAGGAAACCCCAGAGGAATATATCAAGGCAATGGTTGAGGTATTTAGTTGCGTCAAAAACATTCTTGCTGATGATGGGACGCTTTGGCTAAACATTGGAGATAGTTATGCAAACAATGGTGTAGCAAATACGTCCAATGTTGGAGGTTTTACAGGAGAAAGAATTAGACAGGGTAAGAAAGGCATCATGGATAGCAGACCTAAATCTATTCCTGTTGGATGCAAACAAAAAGACCTTATCGGTATTCCGTGGATGCTTGCCTTTGCCCTACGCGCAGATGGCTGGTATCTACGTCAAGACATCATTTGGCACAAGCCTAACCCTATGCCTGAGAGTGTCCAAGACCGATGCACTAAGGCGCATGAATACATATTCCTGTTTAGCAAGTCCCAGAAATACCACTATGACCATGAAGCCATTAAAGAGGAATCTATCTCTAAAAGCGAAGGGATTAGATTTGGTGGCAACAAGTATGGTGACAACGATGACCCTAAATATGCTACCAAGTCTGGCAACGTGAGCAAGGAATACGAAAGAGCAAACAAGCGTAGCGTTTGGACTGTGCCTGTTAAACCCTATGCTGGCGCACACTTTGCCGTGTTTCCTTCTGATTTGATAGAACCCTGCATCCTTGCTGGCGCACCTGTTGGCGGCGTAGTCCTAGACCCATTCATGGGTAGCGGAACGACTGCCCAAGTAGCCCAAGACTTAGGCAGAAAATACTTAGGGTGTGAATTGAATCCTGACTACAAACCCTTGCAAGATAAAAGGCTTGCACAACAATCCCTAGAACTGATATGACCTTAGAGGATGCCCGTAGGCTCTTGGATAGAGTGCGCGAAGGACACAACGCGCCCTCTTACCTCATAACCCTAGCCCTTATTTTGACTGGAGATTTACCCTATGACAGATAAATATGACACTTTCAAAGTTACAAAAGCTCTGTGGGGCGATAGGTTTGTTGAAATCATTGACCCAGAAGACCCAGAGAAAATATGGCGCGTTTACTTTGACCATCTACAACGCGAATGGGTTGGGCTGACGGATGAGGAAAAAGAGTCAATGATTAACAAAAAAATTGATGGCGCTTATTTAACCGTCATGGAAACCATTGAATTTGTTGAAGCCAAACTTAAGGAAAAAAACCATGCGTGACCAGACTGATTGCCATTACCCCCACACGCGCCTATGTCTTAATGACTGTGAGGACGGGTGCAGATTCCGTAGGACTACTTGGCAACCCCCACGCGCTAGAGAGGACCAGATAGCCGAAGACGAAGCCTTTGCCAAAATCCCATCGACTACCCTAGACTGTCCCCATATGAGAATGTGCTGCGACTTCCCCTCGCATTGCCCTGATTGCCCTAGTAACCATGCTTGATATGGCTATCTTCTTATTTGGTGTTCTTATCGGGGTTTGTATGGTTTTGATTCTTATTGACAAGGATTAGAAACCTATGCTAGAGTTCAATCGTTGTCGTAACGGTCAACAAGTGAAGCCATTTACTCATGCTCTGCCCCTGCGGGGGAACCGTTACCAGAGCAGCAGTAAGTGGCTTTTTTGTTTTTGGGCATCTGATTCGGGACACGCGCTAGTAAAACAACAAGTCGGGGATGGCGCACCGACACCGAATTGGATGCCCGACCTCTACGCCAGCCGTACTCCGCACGTTAGTAAGCACCCCAGTCGTGGTGGCGCGGAAGGAAAGCGTACACGGTATGCCATTTGGCTAGGGGGCAGTTCCCGAATAACCCGTGCGACTGGTCGAATCACGAAGTCGAGGGGCGCAGCATTAGCTGGCATCGTGATGCCCGTAAGGGCGGTGAGAACCTTCCCTTCCTATTCCTTCAATGGGGTAGGGGGGTCTTTGGGTGAAAACCCTATATGTAGATACTAGGCGCGAATATGGAAGATACGAAACAACTGATAGGTCTGACACCACAAGAGCTGTCTGACATCTATGAACAACAGATTAGATATGGTCGCACTAGCCTACAAGAACTCTATAACGCTATCTGGCAAGCATTGAAAGAAAAGAACAATCGAGGAGGACAAACCGATTAAAAAATATAATGGCTAATCCCCATAATCTGCATCTATAATCTAATCTCATTTCCTAACTATAAAGGGGCTTTTTATGTATCCACTCATCTGTGCTGATTGCCGTTGGTTTATTCAGCATGAAAACGAAACTCTGCACAAGTGCAAAGCAAGCGAAACCATCAACCTTGTGACTGGTGAACGCTCTTACCAATACTGCATAACCGAGCGTATGGCTGGCGGTGGTTGCGGTATTGCTGGCACTAATTTCTCTCTCAACATTCCTGACTTAGAAGGGACATCTCATGGCGAATGATAGAAACGACTTCTTACCCGAAGTAAGAAACGGGGCGTGGTGGTCTAGCGATAGCCGTATGGCAGCCAATGGCAGAGGTAACGATGCAGTTCTGCAAAAGCTAGGACTCATGGAACGTCCTGACCTATCTGACATAGAAGCAGTCCAAATGGGTCATGTCATGCAACCCCTCATTGGACGCTTGGCTCAAGACAAGCTCGGCATTGAACTAAAGGAAGCAGACTATGCGCTCACCCATCCAAAGGAAACATGGCTCAAGTCTCATTTCGACTTCATCTCGACTGACGGGCAAACGCTTGTGGAAGTCAAGAACTACAACGCTAATGTTCGCAACAAGTTCGATTCCGAATCAGGCATCATCCCTGCGGCTGATATGGCGCAACTCGTCCACGAAGCGACAGTCCACAATATCTCAGACATTGTGCTGGCTGTTCTATTCGGTGGACAAAACTTTGAAGTGTTTAAGTTCACCATCACCGAGGCGCAGAAAGAGCAGCTCATCAAGGATATGGCGCAGTACTGGGCAAGTGTTGAGACTAAGCAGCCAAGAGAACCTGAGACTACCGAGCAAGCGAAACTCATCTACGCTAACTCCATCAACTCCGCTATAACTGCTCCGCAAGCCATAGAACGTATGTGCGAAGCCCTTGCCTACACGAAAAAGGAAATTAAGAAGTGGGAAGCAGAGGAAGAGAAACTAGCCCTAGAAATACAGAAATTTATGGGGAACAACAGCGAATTGGTAACCCTAGACGGCAGAGTCCTAGCCACTTGGAAAACAGCCAAGCCAAGCATTAAGTTTGACTCCAAACTCTTTGAGCAATCCATGCCTGACCTATACAACCAGTTCAAGCGTGAATATCCATCTGGTAGACGTTTTCTTAACAAGGGGTAATTATGTTTTTCAATAAATCAAAACCTGTAGGTGAAATAGCTTTCTTGCGTGTGCGTGTTGACTTGTTGTCAACTGCTTGTGAGCAACTAGAGACTCGCATAGAGAGGCTAGAGGCGGCTAGGTGGGGTATGAAGAGAGACGGAACGCCAAAGGCAAAGCCCGGCAGAAAGGCGAAAGATGTACGCATTTCCTAACGTGCATGACCCAAAAACAGGCTCTATGACGCATGGCATGACGCTTAGAGACTACTTCGCAGCCAAGACGTTGCAAGCCTATGTTCAGCAAAAAGAAATAATGGTAGCGTTAGCTGATGAAAGCGCAAATGTTGAAAAAATATGCACAGCATCCTACGCATGGGCAGACGCAATGATGAAGGCGAGGGACGCATGACAACCCAAGACCTTGCAATATATGTGATGGCTGCATCCTCAGTCATAGAAACTTTCCTAACTATTTTGGAGAAACTAACATGAGTAATCTAGTAACCGTAACCGACATGGCTGTCATGGCTGAGAGCATCGTCAAGAGTGGCTTTTATGGCTTTAAGTCCAAAGAGCAAGTCATGGCTGTCATGCTTGTCGCACAGGCTGAGAACAAGCACCCTGCCTCTGTCGTTCAAGAATACGACATCATCCAAGGCAGACCAGCCTTGAAGTCTCAGGCTATCCTAGCCCGTTTCCAACTCTCTGGTGGCTCAGTCCAATGGGATGAGGTGTCACCAAAGAAGGTTGTCGGCACATTCAAGCATCCACAGGGCGGTACTCTCACAGTCGAATGGACGATTGAAATGGCTCGGCAAGCTGGCATTTACCGCGAGGGAAGTGGCTGGTCTAAGTACCCCGAAGATATGCTCAGAGCTAGGGTTATCTCTAGGGCTGTGCGTAGCATCTACCCTGCTTGTATCCTTGGTCACTATGCCGTAGAAGAGGTGCAAGACTTTGATAGTCCTGCTCCGAAGCACATGGGTATGGTTGAGGACGTTAAAAGCCCCGTAGAGGTCATAGAAGCCCCGACTGGGGACTACCCCTTGATTCTCCCTGATGGCTCGGTATACGCCTCTTATGACAGTCCTGACGCATGGATTACTGCCTACACCCAAATGGCAAGCAAAGTCATGCAGTCTACTAAGCTCAACGATGAGCAAAGGACTGAGAAGATAACTGCTCTAGCCGAAGCAAACAAGTCGGTTACAGAGAAGTTTGTCTCCTTTGACAAAATCAAGATAAGAGGGGAGTTAGCCAAAGCGGGGGTAAATGTAGCCCCAAAGTCGGCAGCGTCCCAGTTCGTGGAAGACATGGAAGCCAGCGAGAAAATATTTTGAATCACTTGCAAAACATCGGTTCACTAACTCCAATGGACGCACTACAACACTATGGCAGTTTTCGGCTTGCAGCCCATATCGAATATCTTCGCAAACAAGGACATCCCATCCTTACAACTATGGTTAAAGAAAATGGAAAGGAATACGCACGTTATGTATACAGATGACAAACCAAAGAAAGCTCCCTTTGTTCCGCAAGAACTAAAAGGCAGAATGATTAAGAACGCTTTTAAAAAGACACCGACAGAACCAGACTTCAAGGGAACATTCATGTTCAGAGGTCAGGTTATCAACTTCGGTGCTTGGCAAAATGACGCTGGCTATGGTCCTTACTTCAACTTGAAGATTAACGACCCTGACTGGAATAAGCAAAAGCAGCAGTACCCTAGAGAAGTCAACCGCATACAGGACTCAGACGTACCCTTTTGATGACATCATTCACTCTGCCGTTTCCACCATCGATGAACACCTACTGGCGAAACTTTCGCGGTAGAACCATCATCAGCAAGAACGGTAGAGAGTTTAGAGAAGCTGTCATTCAGTTCGTCATAGACAACAACATTCCTAAGTTTGGGGATAAGAAATTGAAACTTACACTTATCTTGCGTCCTAGAGACAAGAGAAAAATAGACATCGACAACCGCATTAAGGCGGTATTAGATGCGCTAGAACACGCTGGCGTGTTTGACGATGACTTCCAAGTAGACCACATAGAGATGATTCGTGGCACTCAAATCAAGGGCGGTCTACTGCACGTTGTCATAGAAGAAATAACCCCCCGCCATCCTGAAGGCGAGTCCCTAGAGGACAGTTAGGAACGTGATGGGGCAGCGTTTCAGGAAGCCCCACTAATTCAAGGAGAAGAACACATGAGCATAGAAGCAATGAAACAAGAGCCTGTGGCGTGGTACAGGGATGAAGATGGAATTCGTATTTATTACGAAACAAAAGTATGGGATGACTGCACACCTCTCTACACCACACTACAACAACGCACATGGGTAGACCTAACAGATGATGAGATGCTGATGATTTACGGACAACAGCATGAAGGCAAGAAGTACAGTCTTGGTCGCATGGTGCAACAAGCCATCAAAGAGAAGAACCTATGAAAGTACACCACCTTAAAGATTGGGATGCTACTGCCATGCTCACCCATGCAATAGAACGCATACAGCCTGACCAGTCTTGCATTGTGTTGTTTTATGAAGATGATGAACTTAAAACACTTTCGTCACATGTAGACAACCAACATGCCGTATGGATGTATGAACTGGCAAAGCTAGTCGTACTGCATCAATGTTTTGACCCCTGAAGCCAAACTTAATTAAACAACCTAAAGGACACACATGGAAACAATCCCAATCCCAGAAGTCGGTAACGTAGACGTATCAGAAAAGAAACACATCTTTGTGGCAACCCCTATGTATGGTGGTCAATGCTATGGCTTCTTTACACAAGGCTGCTTACAGCTACAAAAGTTAGCTATGAATAGTGGCTTTGACTTGACCTTCTCTTTTCTCTTTAATGAGTCTCTGATTCAGCGAGGGCGCAACCTCTTGGCTAACGCCTTCTTGAAGTCCAAATGCACCCATATGCTCTTCATTGACTCAGACATCCGCTTTATCCCAGAGCAAATCATTCCTATGATTAACGCTGACAAGGACATCATCTGCGGTATCTATCCCAAGAAAGAGATTAACTGGCAGACAGTACGCAAGGCAATGGACGCTGGTGTGCCTGATAGCGAACTGAAGAACCACACAGGCAACTTTGTGGTCAACCTTGTGAACTATGAAGAGACAGTCACAGTTCCAATCGGTGAACCCTTGGAAATCTGGAATGGCGGTACAGGCTTCATGCTCATCAAGCGCGAGGTCTATGAGGGTCTAGTAGGGAAATTACCTACATACCTTAACAATGTGATGGACATTCAGAACCCACAAAACGGTGAGCGAATCAATGAGTTCTTTGCTACTTGTATAGAAGAGGAATCAGGACTCTTGCTCTCTGAGGATTACTACTTCTGTAAGAAGGCTAGAGAGAATGGCTTTAAGGTATGGGCAGCGCCTTGGGTTGAGTTAGCCCATGTCGGGACTTACGCGTTTGAGGGAACGCTTCTCAAGACACCTTGAATTTTCTCTACGATGGCGTTGCCATCTGTTTGAAGCCAAGCATTGTACTTAGCAACTTCCCCGTTGAAATCACGGTAAGAAGAGTTATGAGTATCGTCCTTGGCTTCTCCCGTCCAATCAGGACAGTAATGCTTAGAGCGAATCTCTGACGCAATTATCCAGTTGCCTAGCGTTCTGCCGACCATCTCCCACCAATCATCTCCGCAGATATGCCAGTTACATGGGGGCATGATGAAGCCAGCCGTGCGGATTAAGTCTCCACCAAAGGCGCAAGGACCAGCAAGACGGTTCTGCCAGACAGGAGAATCATCATTGATGCTGACAATGTTTAATGCGCCAGCAAGGGCTTGTAACTGAGCATCCCAACCCTCTGATATTGCCTCATGGTCATCACAAATAATGCCGTAGAAAGGCTCATTTGGATGACGGTAGAAAGTACTGTTTAAGGCAGCCACAAAGCCAATGTTGTCATCTAGTTTGATGATGTGCCAATGCTCTGGATATTCAATCCCGTCATACAGGCTTGGGTCACCTTGAATGATGACTTCCACAGGGGCAGTAGCACCCGTGCGCTTGTAAGATTCGATAAAGTTTTTGAGCTTGTCAGGACGTTTGTAAGTGGGTAGTGAAAACATTATTTGTCTATTTTTCCGGGTATGTGCATTACTTTGTAATTTGCTTCAATCTTCTTGTTTGGAAAATTCATTAGCTGTTGGACAAACACCCAGTCATGTCCATAGCCTTCCACCCATTCACAGGGCAAATCTTTGCGGTGAGCAATGGCTGATGTGCCGATATGCTGAAACTCAAGCCAAACGGGTCTGCGCTCGTCATCTACAAAGTCATCCCAATACAGCCAAGGAGACTCCATGTTGTCCACGATAGATTGCAAGTGACCCTCACCGATAATGTCATCACAGTCTAGGTAAGCAATGTAATCGTGCTTGGCTAGGTTTATCCCTATTTGTCTAGGGATGCCACTAAACATGGGGGCTTTGGTTTCTAACTTATAGACAGAGATTGGATACTCTTTGGCTATGTCAAAACTCTCTTGGCAAGCGTCACAGACTACGACAAGTTCGCCGATTCCTTGGGCAAGGAAACTCTCAATTGCTCTTTTTAATTTGGTAGGACGGTCTGAGGCTGCATTTGGATAGTCACCCAAATACACAGGCATGATGACGCTAATCACCTACAACCCCACCGCTTCCTAGCCGCCTTCCCGCGCTCTCCAGTCCAATGCTTTGAGCGACTGCAAAACGACTTGTGGCGAGGACCAGACTTGGTTGGTGCTTTGAGTTTGCTGCCAGTAGCTCGGTTGTATTTAGCCCGACCCTTGGCAGTCAAACCGCCGCCCTTGCTGACAGAGAGTTTCTCGCCTCTGCCGACAGATAGATTAGGAGACTTCTTTCTAGGCATTACTTCACTCCTAAATATTTTCTTACTTGGTCAAGCATTTGAATCTGTTGAGGGCTATACATCTCTTGTGGGTTTTCCCATTGGTTAAATGTGTAGCCTCTGAAGTAACCGGGCATCCCGCTTACCTTTTCCCACTCTTCATACGGACGTTGCTCTTGATACTCTGGGTGTTGCTGGTAATACTGGTATTGCTGTTGCAGAATCTGACGCTGTTCTGGACTCATTGAGCCAGCAAACTGTTGGTATTGTTGGGCAAGATAAGGGTCTTGATGAACTCCGTAATGGCTTACATAGTCAGCAAGAATGTCTATGGGTCTAGTCTTAGGGTCAAAAACCTCTATACCCACTTTGCCAAGTGGCAGCTCTTTAGGGCGAGGATATTCAGGAGAACCTGTCTCTTGAGGGTCATAGAACTCTAGGAATCCTCTGCCTTGCTGTGGAGAGTATTTATAGGCTATGTCTTTGCCAGCAAGATATGGATACTCTTGTTGCGCCCTCTCAAACAACTTGCTACCTTGGTCTGTCTTGATTGTGTCAAGAACCGAGGTATCAATGCTGTCAAGTTCTGCCTTATCAGCCATAAGCCCTAGTTCCTTGCTTGTCAATGATGAGCGCCTGTTTGCGTGGTACGCCAGTTGGCTCGTTTGGAACTGAAATATGCGTCCAACGGTCAAACTCTCGGATTACTTGGTCATAACCGATACCAGAAGCAATGATGGCTTTGACCACCTCATCAGGAGTCATGCCGGGAATTCTCAGGTCAGCAGCGCACCCTACTCGGTGCTGACTCGTATCCTTAGACCCCACCGCATCGTTGACCGCCTTAGAGCGAAAGGCTGAATTGACCATTACGGGCTTGCCACCAAGCACGGTCTTAACTTCTTCTAAGAACCTAGCCAGACGCATGAGATTGTTCTTCTCATGGTCATTTGGCGTATTGTCTAACTCACGATGCTCTGTGTGAGTAAGTTCTTCAAGCGTAAAGTGTTCAGATAATTGCGTCATTTTTTCTTCATTTCTGCTAATTTTTCTACTGTTCTACCCCCGAAATACGCACCCATGATGAGCATACCCCATTGACCTAAAAGCGTTACATACGCCTCATTAGCGTTTAGACCAAAGGCTGACATCATGGCAAACAAGAAGTATCCAACAAATATGGCTACAAGGCTCATAGGGCGAATGTTCTTGGACAACCAAGAGTCACTAGCCATATCTGATGTCCATCGCGTAGTGACATTGTTATCCTCATTTTTAATGCCTTCTACGGCTACCTTAGCAAACTCAAGTTCAAGCTCCTTAATCTTGGCTTGAGCAGTAGGGTCACCAGCAATGGCTTTGGCTACCTCTTCAACAGAATCTGATACACCAAGGCGGGAAGCAATAGCAGAAATAGCAGCACCACCGAGAGGACCAGCAACGGCAGTAGCAAGACTTGGGGCAACACCCTTGATAAGAGAGAGAATTTCATTCATTTACTTTCCTTTAGTTCCTCTTTAAGTTTACGAAGTTCCTTCATCTCTTTTTTAAGTTGAGCCTTCATATACAGAGTCTCTATGTATGACATTGTTGTGGTTGCAACGATTACACATAGAGCTACTGCGCTTAAAACCCAACCGATAAGGCGCGTATTGCCCACATCAGCCACCCAAAGATTAAGGAAATAAACATCACACCAAGTACTCCAACAGTTATCTCGACACACCGTATCTCATCTTGCTCCCTCTTCCACCGCGCTAACCTAGCCCTACGAATCATCTCTGACCTAGCCCATGCTTGCTCTTGCTCAATCTTTGCGTACATCTTGAGAAATCGGCTATACAAGTCTTTCAACTCTGCTGGCGCATAGACCATTGCCTCACGCACTTGGTCTTGCAACTTCTCCATTTGAAGCTCAATTAAGGCACGTTCTATCGCCTTCTTAGAGGTGTTCTGTGTAGGGTCGTAGTTAGTCTTACTGGCTTCCTCTAGTTCAAGATAGTGGGTGTTAATTGCTTGTTGGGTATCAAACAGGATGCCGAGGTTCTTGCCGACATCTGCAATAAGATTGAGTTCAAGTTCTTCGTAGGATTGTTGTTTGGCAAGGATTGTCTTTTTCGCCACAGGCTTCTGGGTTGTGGGTTTTGGCTGTTTGCTAGTAAACAACCCGATAAACCAACCCCATAATCCCTTGAGAGCTTGGACATCTTCCAAGACTCCTTCAACTGTTTTCTTTGCACCTTCCAACTCCATCCTTCCTTGGTGCAACATATCGCACCCCTTCTTGATGAAGGAGACAGCAGTTTGGGCTGCCAAGAGCAAAGAGAACGGGTCAATGGCTTACCTCACAGACCCTCACCGGGCGTGATATACAACTCAGGGCTATCGGTTTCTGCAATGACAGAAACATAGACTGGTGTCGTATTGGTGCATTGAGGTCCGCTAAACACAAACATCGCACCGGGCGGTATCGGGATGCCATAAGCAGCGTTTGCCCCCGGCACGGCAGCGTTTGCACTTGTTGCACTTATGCGTACATAAGAAGGATGTCCCGTGCCATTTGTCTTCTCATGGCTTACAACAAGGTATTGATTGACTGGGCTGTCAGACGTAATTGTGACGGTGTTAGCAGACGTTCCAGCCGTAACCTGATACGTCTTGCCCATCGGCTGAAAAGCAATATTGTTAGCCATTAGTACACCTTCTTCTCACCACCAGAAGTAGGTGACATCTTGGTGTTCAATGCGCCAGTAGTCGGAAACTTGTTGCCAGACATATCAATGACTGAGCGAAAGCCACCAGAGGGCAACTCACCGGGACTCCAGCGCGTCAGACCGGGGCTACCGTCCCGTGGCAACTGGGGACGAACCGACTTGGCTATTTGCTGATTACTAGCGTGTTCACGTTGATGTGGTCTGCTCTTGCTCATTTGAAGTCCTTTCTTTGACTCTTACTAAAAGGTAACTGAAAACTACGAATATGGCAAGGGTCGTGACTCTCTCCCACATCGGATTCCACATTGTCCACCCACACATCACGCTGCTTGATATAAGTACCAAAATCGTGATAAGGCGGTCTGTGATTACGCCCAACGCTAGTCTGACCAAAGCTATCCCGTCCATATATATCCCCTTTACGATTGATGAAAACCATAGTCTAACCTTACTCGTCTTCATCATCAACCGCACCAAAGCCAGCGCCCCACTCGTCATCTGACATCTTGAGCTTGATAGCTTCGAGTTTGAGGGCGCGGTCAATCACCTTGGTCTTGTCTGTAATGCTTGCCGTTGGGTCTAGCATCACTTCCTTGAGCATCTTAGAGATGGCTTCCTCAAGGTCTGGGTTTATGCCTTTTTGCTTCTTAGCCATGTTTATTCGCCAAACTTTTTGATACCAACGTATGCAGCAGATGCCAAACCAGCTCCAACAACGCCCCGTCTTGTCAAGGCAATTAATTGTTGTTTAGCAACCTCTTTATCTTTGACCGTCTGCAATACGCGAGTTGCTTCTTGGAGCATGGTTCTGTATTGCTGTTGATTAATAGTCCCTTCATTGAGAAGTTTTTTGGCAAGCGTTCCATGTAACCCTGCAATTTCTTGAGGAGTTTGAGCGGTCACCAAGTCAGACTCTAGTTTGGCAAAGTCTTTAGCCAATTCAGCTTGCTTTGTAGCAATCTCTCTTTCTGCTCCAGCACGGGTCTTCGCAGCCTCACCACGCTTGGCAAAAGCAGATGCACGGGCTATATAACTCTCAGCCATGTCACGCGCATTGGTTAGGTTGAGCATGGTTCGGTTATCCCGAATAAATGCTTCTAACTTCTTAGGGTCACCAGCCAGCTTCTCCATCTGACCAGCAAAATACTTACGGGCTTCGTTTTCAGCAAATGCCTTGTTGCCACCAAGTGCCTCAATCAGCCCTTGATATGACTCACGGTCTTTGAACACCTTGGAAGGAATATTCTCGGATGACACCTTGGCATATCCCTTGACACCGGGCAACTGCTCTTCAAAGATTTTTCCAGTCTTAGTCTGAAATACGCGCAAAGGTTCAGAATCTTTTTGATATTGCGAAAGAAAACGCTTCAGACCCGGAGAAAATTCCTCCATAGCATCAGCAACCATCTTGGCATATTTTCCAGCCTCTTGTTGACTTAATGCGTCAAATCCAGTCTCAGGAAAGCCATAAGAACGGTCACTTAACTGCCTACGCAAGCGTTCCATGCCCTCAAAACTTAAATCATTTTTTATAACAACGCCTGTTGCATCGTCAACTACTGTTCCATCAAGAATGTTTTGCAGTTCCTTTAATTTAGTTCCAGTTGCTCCCGGTGCGCTAACCAAGCCTTGTTCATTTCTAATTTGATTCTGAACTAATTTTTCCATTTGCTTGTAAGTATTGGTATTGGCTACCCGCCCTCCAAGCATTTCAGATTCTGCTGCCATATAAAAAGGAGCGCCTTTTAGACGTTCAGCATTTTTAGCTCTAGTAGCCTTCAAGTCTTTAAAAATCCTGTCAACATAGCCACGAATACGGTCACCAACGGCTTGCTCTGAAGTAGGAATGGGTTTAAAGCGACCAGCTTCCATTTCGGTTTTTGTGCCGGGTAACTCTCGGTACGCCAACTCTTGTTGACGCAAAGCCTTCTGCTCAGCAGTCTCTGCTATACCAGCCTTTTGTTCAGCTTCGTATGCCATCTTTTTGGCTGCATCCGCTTCTGCGCCAGAACGACTAGATGCGTAACTCCTCAGAGCTTCTGCCATGCGCTTGGCATCTCCACCAAAAGCTCTTTGCAAAGTTGATTTTGTCCATTCATATCCTTTGCTTGCTAACGCACCAACGTATGTGCCACCAATTCCTAATGTCGTTCCAAGAGCGCCACCAAAAGCACGGTCAACTAAATCTCCTTCTGCGGTAACTGCGCCAGTCACTCCACCAGCAGCGCCAGCAATTTGTGCTTCACGACCTAAAGCTAATTTTCCTTCTGGCGTTAATTTTCTTGGCAATACTTTAGTTACAGCCGTTTCTGCCGCTTTGTAAGGATAAACATAAGAACCAAGTTGACCAAGCGTTCCTGTAACGGGATAGCGCTCCTTTGTAACGTCAACTACCGCCCTGCCAACATCGCTAATTTTTTTGCCTGTTTCGGGAGCAACAATCTGCGTAGCTGCACCAACCCCACGGGCTAATTCACCCGCGCCAGCAGCTAACATCGGACCAACAAAACGCTGTCTGCCCTCTTCTGCTGGCAACGCCTCTCTCAACTGACCAGAAACTTTTTCATAAAGGTCTTGTTTGGGTTCAGCAGCATATTCCCGTTGTTTTGCTACGGGTTCGTCAGGTGCGTATTCTCTAGCCATTACTTTTTGTCCCGATAAAATTTGCCATTTTCATAGCCGTATTCGTATTTATCTGGTTCATAAGAGCCAAATGACTTTTTAGCCTGTGCCTCAATATCTGTCTCTGTTGGCGTTGGCTTTCCTTCTTTTTTGACATCAGCAAATCTATTAAAACCAGCAACAGCGTATGGGTCATCTTTGTTAATGTCCATACCAATAGCAGTTAAATTCTGTTTGTTAATTTTTGCAGGACTCTTAGCAGCAGCAATCCGAGTAATTTCATCAATGTGCTGATTCATCAAGTTTTCAAATCCAGATGGACTAAATTGATTTTGGTCTAACAACTTATTAAAGCGGTTTTGGAAATTAACAGTAAACCCTTTTGCTCCACCAGCAATAGCTCGTTCATAATTTACAAGATACGCAGCATAATCTTTGGCAAACACTAAAGCATCTTGACCAGACTTGTCTTTAGCTAAATTAGCGTCATCAGCAGGAAGTGGCTTACCGCTTTGTAATGAATCAACATAACGATTAAAGAATTGACCAATTTGACCCTTACGACCAACCCACTCAGGATGTTGTGCAACCATTTCTTTCAACGCATAGGCATGACCAATAGCATTTGCTGCGGTAGAAACCTCTGCTGCATCTTTTTCTGACAACCTAGCGCCCGTTTTGTCTCTAATATATGAAATTAAATCTCCTTTAACTTTTCCTTCTATTTCTAATTTTTTAAGGTCAAGAGATTCTTTTCGATATGCTTGTTCCGCGCCAAACTTTCTTTCTTCAAATGCGCGTTTTTCTGCTTCAATCAAATCTTTTTTCACAACATCAAGATATTGAGCATATTTCTCTATACCTTGTTTAGCAAGAATTTGTTTGCCAACTTGACCGCCTAATTTGGCAGCAGATTGAGCCGCCAATGCTTCGGCTTCCTGTCTGTTGTATGCAAGAGTTTTGTAAGCTCGGTCAGCATCGCGGTATGCGTCTTCAAGAATTGCTTTGACTTGTTGCATACCCTTGTCAAACTCTTCTTTTTCTTTTTTCCAAAGGTCAGCTCTACCTTGTTGCCAACCCTTCATCATCCCGCCCATAGCGTTCAGAGAAGTTGTTGCAGACATCTTGCCAGAGCCACCTAAAGCCATGCCAATAACGCCAATTAAGCCAAACAAAGTAGATAAAGACTCTATGTTGTCTTTAGTTGGGTGAAATTGAGGATAAGGAAACTTAGCGCGTATTGCATCTAAATTAGCCTCTACCGTTTGAGCCTGTTCTCTTTGCTGTCTAGCAATATCAAATGCTGCTTCTGCTTCATATTGTTTTACAGCTTGTTGAGCCGTGCCAATATCTTGCTCTAACCGACCTTGCTGTTGCAATAATCTTGCTTGTTCAGTAGAAACATCGGTAGGCTTTTTAAATTTTGCTCGTTCTGCTGCAAAATCTTCTGGCACACCCGGCACACCAGCGCCAATCTGAGTTTGCAGACCAGTTAACTCAGGAGGAGGTTTGATGGTAAAAGCCTTTGGTTGCTGACGCAAAGCGGTCAACTCAGGAATATCTGTTGGTGTAGTTGGTTCAGGCATTTGTAGACCTCGCTATTGGAATACCAGCACCAATCGCAGCCAAGTTCGTATAGAAGTTAGTGCTTGCTTGGTTCAATGCTTGGTCAGCCTGTAAACCAGTTTTAATAGCACCAAGAGCAATTTGGTCACCAATATTAGAAACTTGCAATCCAAGGTTGTACTGAGTAGCCAATAACTGCTGACGATACGCTTCAGCCTGTGCTGCCGCCTGTGCTGCACCCACACCACCCCTAGTCTCTACACCCTGTGCTAGACGGGCTTGTAGCGCCTGTAAAGACTGCTGTCCTGTGGGAGTTAGCTCTCCTGCTTCGGCTGCTCTGACCAATTCCTTGCCTTTGGCTTGATAAGGTGCGCCAAGAGCCTTTTGCTCTTCTGCTGCTTTTCTAGCCTGTTCAGCGCCTTTCTTAGCCTGAGCAGCACCATACAAACCTAGACCGCCAGCCAATCCAAGGCGAATCATGTCCTGAGAACTGAGTTTGTCAAAAAACGATTTTTCTTGGGGCGTAGGAACTGCGGTTGGAGGTTGTTCAATAGGCGCTCTGTCCGTTGATATTCTTGCCAAATCCCTAGCCGTATAGGGCGCTCCCGTTGGTGAGAAAGCAAAGCCCTCACCAGTCGGCAAAGCCTGACCTTGTGGCACTCCTGCGCTCGGTCCTGCAAACATTACGTCTGCTGCTTGGCTTGTTTCTGCCCTTGTTTGGGGAATAGAAACAGGGGCTATATCGCCCATAGCAGGGGGTTCTACTTGGTAAATCTGTCCAGTTTCGGGACTTACGCCCTGAGTAGTAGATATATCTTCTGGTTGACCATAGCCAAAGTCCATGACAAAGCCACTATCGTCAGGTTGGAACTCTAGCAATCCAGTCTCAGGGTTAGTTGTGCCAGAGCCACCCATGTCTTTCAGAATCTGGGCTTCTTTAGGAGTAATGTGAGCAAGGATGGTGTCTTTTCCCCGTCCTTTGCTTGCAAGCATAGCCGCTATCTCGGCTAGGTCGCTAGTAGCGTTAATGTCTGCTTTGAGCAGTTTTGCAATCTTTTTCATTTAACTCTCCTGACCCATGTATCTTAGAGACTCTACGTTCCAACCAGACTGTTTACCCTTGTCTTCCTTGTCACCACCGAATATTGGCGCACCAGCGTCACCAATTCGCAATGCTTGAGCTAATGCCTGAGAGCCGGGCGCTTGTCCAGCCCCAGTCGTTGTTACGCTAGTCGGTACATAGCCACCGCCACCAACAGTCTGAGCAGACCTTGTTGGCGTTAAGTAATCTGTAATAGATTGACCAACAACAGTTTTAGTTGCAATGTCAGCAGCCGAGCCGGGGGTCAGCCCTAACTCCTCACTAACTGCCGTACCACCATATCCCGAAGCACCGCCAATAAGACCAGCAGCCAAAATCTCTTCTCCTGACTTCTTCTTGTCAGCAGCCCTCAATGCACTACTTGTTCCTTTTTGAACCGCAGACTTTTCAGCAGCAGTTGGCGCAGCAGCCGCAGCAGCAGCCGTAGTTGGGTCACCAGCTCCCGTAGCAGGATTAAAACCGCCACCTACATCAATGTTGTCTGGCTTTTGCGCTGCTGGCGCATAAGTCTCCGCAACCGTAGCAGAACCATAAGAGATAGCCCCCGCTTTGGCAGCATCCTCAGGACTTCCACCATTTAGATAAGTAACCGCAGCAGAGGAAGCCGCGCTTGCCCCAGTTGGTCCTAAATAAGGAGTCAATACAGCTGTTAGAACCGTTGCCTCAATAGCAGGAACAGGGTTTCTAGCAATAGCATCAACCGTGTTATTAACGGTTGAGATTGCACGTTGAACAGGCGTTGTTCTACTTTTAACGTATTTTGACATTTATAGCTCCACCACAGCAGACATTTGTTGACCACCAACACCACTCAACTTTGGCTCAAACCCACTCATTTTGATGACACGAATAATGTCAGGATTAGCCACATCAAACCGCAAAGCCTTAAAGTTTCCAGCCTTCATTGCTTGGCAAAACTGTTTAATACTATCTACTAGTTCTCTTGGCTTGTCAGCAGTTTCCATAAGCACATCTGCGCCAGCCTTGCCATCATTGTGAATAATGAACAAAGAATTGTTTGCTCTTATTACACGCACCTTTGGGTTCGTTCTAACAGTCTCAGCCAATACCGCCTCTAGTCTTGCAGGGTCAATCTTCCCCTCGGAACTCTTGGTCAGTATCTCTAAATTAGACATCTTTGGAGACTCGCCCCTCTCCTTCTTGACTTGCTCAAAAACTGATTTTTCTTGGGGCGGGGAAAATGGTTTTGAATTCATTAAGAAACTCCCAAGGACGCAGCTATCTGCTGATGGATGTACAAATGACTAGCCAACCAGTCATAGAAATCTGACTCATTATTGAAGTCAACATCTAACATATTGAATGGATTATTGAGTCCAAGTAGCCCTGCAAACGACTGATGCTCGACCTGATGAGCCAATAACCAGTCATCTAAATTAGCCGTATCAGCGTCAATTAAAGGGAAAACTGGCACACTTATGCCAGCATCCATGAAGGTTTGTTGGAATAACTTGTGTTGTAAGCCATTCTCAAACAAAAACTGCTGTAAAGAGTCATTGTCTCCATACTCAACGGTAGACAAGGTATCAAAGTCCATTACTTATCTGCCTTCCCATCTAGCTTGTCAAATATCTGCTTCAAGATGTCTTTGACTTCCTTAATATCTTCCCTGTAATCATCCTTTTGCACAAATTCCTTTGGCAAATTCTCTTTTGAGTCCTCTAGTCTTTGCAGTCTTTGCATGACTTGATAAAAGACAAATACGGCAAGAAACCCTGCCGTAGAGACTACAAGATTGAATAATTGTTGGTTATCCATGTCTAAGAAGCGTAGTAAGGAACTTTGACAACAGTAGAGTTAGCCAAAGCAATTTGAATAAATCCAGCAGGAACTAGCGGAAGACTAGCGGTTTGATAAGTTGCATTGGCTGCCGTTGTATTTGTCACCGCTACGTTAGCCGTGACATTTCCACCAGTAATAGCTACTGCATTGGCGTTTTGCGTAGACATAGTGCCAAGACCTGACACCGCAGAGTTAGAAATGGCTATGGCTACATTAGATGCACTAGTGATTCTGCCCTGTGCATCAACAGTTACCTGAGAGACTTGGCTTGCAGTTCCATAAGTGCCAGCAGCCACAGCCGTGTTTGCTAAATTTAAGGTGACATTGCCTGTTAACGCACCCCCACCAGACATTCCTGTACCAGCCAACACATTGACCGTGTTTGGCACAGCGCCTGTAACACTCGCTACGGGAATGGTTGTAGATGCCGTAACTGGACTAGTGTTATTGGCATACATATAGCCTGTTAATGTGGTCACCGTCAGACTTGTAATAGCACTAGTGTCTCCACCATCTACTTTTTGCCAAATAGACCCATTAAATACAGCCCAATCTCCGACACCCCAAAGCGTTGTGCCATCAAGGTTGGTTGAGCCAGCAACAGACACAACATAGTAATCACCCTTTGTTCCAACTCCAGAGGAGAGAGCAGGGTCATTTGTAGATGCGTTCCAAGTTCCCTTATAGTTAAGAGCGCCAATAGCATTTGTGACTGAGCTGACTGTTTTTAGCATGATTACATCCCATCTCCGGGAGTCACATAGATAGTAGCCGTGCCACTAGATGTAATGCCCGTAAAGTATGCGTTTGGCACAAAAGTCAATATCTCATCCGTTCCAGCAAGCAACGGGAAAGATGCTCCAGTTGTAGTCACCACAGCAGCATTGTTAGAAGCATCACTAGCACTTGTGCCATAACCCATAAATACGGTTACAGAACCAGAATTAATGATGCGGTATTGGTTGCCACCAAGCGTAGTGGACAAGCATTGAACAGCCGTTGGCGCAGCTACATTCGCAACAAATGCAACGGTGTTGCCAGTTTTGGTAAAGGCATTAAGTCCCATGATTAAGTCCCTAAAGTTTCTATTGAAGAAACAAATGGCACAGGATTTGTAAATTCTCCATTTGAATATGTCCATCCAGTACTAGCGACATCACTAGCAATCGCTACACAACCTTCATCCAATCCGGGAGGAGTTCCTTGAGGCACTTCATCATATTCAATAATATTGACAACAACACCATTTTTGACAATTGCACATTTAATCATCTAACACCTCAAACGTAGTATTCAAAAATAATAATTAAGCCAGCAGCCCCATTGCCACCATAAGTAGTTCCACCAGCACCACCAGCACCGACCGCATAAGAATATGTTGCGTTTGGAGAAGAAATATATTTTTCTGCATACGCACCAGAATTTCCCCCATTACGACCTTGAACAGATGAGCCTCCTCCACCGCCAGAGCCACTATTACTTGATGCCCCGCCTCCAACTGTGTAATTTGGGTTTCCTCCGGATGCCGCACCGCCAAATGGAGAAGAACCTCCATTGCCACCTAAAAGAGTTAGGTATCCTCCAGATGCTCCAGATGCTCCAGTAATGTTGATATCTCCACCAGAAGCAGTACCACCATTTGCTTGAGGAGTAATTCCTACTCCACCAGTTCCTCCATTAGCTGTCAAAAATGATGAGCCAAAAGTAGTATTACCACCATTTGCTCCATCTCCAGTATATGAGCCTCCTCCACCACCTCCACCAACCATACGAACCCAAAGAGCTTTACAGTTAGCAGGAGTTGTATATGTTCCAGAACCACTTAATAAAACAGTTACTGTATGTGGAATAGACGTTAATCCTGTACCGCCTTCAGCCACGGTTATTGGAGTTGCTACGCTAGAAACTGTGACATTAGCCAAAGTCATGTTATTCAATGTAGTAACTGTGTTACCTAATTGAATAGCCGTGTTGCCAAGCGTTATGGTTGTTGCAAAGTTAGAGTCCAACTGCGACAAAGGAATACTTGCCGTAGCTGAACCAAATGTATACGGAACTGCCATTTAGAACCTCACTCTCAATTCATGTTCGTATTCGAACCCGTTAATTACAAAATTAGGACCAGTCGATGTCACCGTCATACCCAGATACTTACCCCATTGCCGAGCATCTGTCTTGTATAGGGTATACCCGCCACCGCCAAACCAACCTATTGTTGCACTACTGTTGTTTACCCAAGTAATGACATTACTCAGATTATTAATCCAACTTATTAATTCTCCAAGTAGGACTGGTGTGCTTTGCCCTGTCTCAGAGTCAACCGTCACCGTCAACTGCGTTGCATTTGTCAGCGTAGCCTCAATACCCACCTTCAAGGCTTGCTTAGTGCGTATTGGGTCTTTCATAGGGTTTAATGAAGTCTGCACATAACTGTTAATCGCAGAACTTGTATCCGCATACAGACGCACACAAGAGTTTCCATCAGACCCATACAGATTAATCCTGCCACCCAATGGCGCAGAAGCTATGTAAGCCAAATTGTTACTAGCACTTGTGAAGAACCACTTTTTCTCAAAGAAGATGGCTTGGATATACCGACTAGAACTAGATGTTCCCTGACCACCCGTATATTTGAAATTGAAGGCAGCGCACAAAATGTTGTTCAACAAGACCTGACCCGCATAAACTGGGGCAGTAAAGTCAATGTAAGGGAAAACCCCATCTAGGCTATCAGAAATCTTGGTTGTCGTAGAACCTACTAGCGCATACACGCCATAGTTGTTCATAAACAAAACAGAGCGGAAATACGGGTAAATAGCGTTTTGCAACTTTGTGCCGACAGACGCACTCACGTTAGTGTTTGTAAAGAGCGTAGTGCCAGCATTGGTCACCCTCACATCCGAGAAGACGTTGATAGAGTCATCTCCAAAGATATAGAGGAAGTTGTTAGCAGACACTAACTGAACAATGTTGCCATGCAAGGTAGCGTCAGTTAAGGTGACTTGTCCAGCAGAGATGCTAGTGAAGTCGCTATATGACCCTGCCCCTGTATAGCTGACCGTGCGCCCATTGGCTATCCAAACGCGCCCTGAGAAAGATTGAATCCCTACGCATGGCTCAGAGTTGATGATGGCTTTAGCCGTAGCATTAGACCCACCACCGCCTGTAATACTCACCGAGATATTAGAGGAGTTGGTATAGCCACTTCCACCATTAGTCATCACGACTTGGGTAACGATACCGCCAGAGACTATGCCTTGAGCAGTTGCATTTGCACCGCCACCACCGCTAATGGTGACAACCAAGTTAGACGCATTGGTGTAGCCTGTTCCACCATTGGTCACCAAAACAGAGACTGTTCCAGTTACAAAGGTCGTAATCCCTGCTACTGCATTAGCACCAGAACCACCGCCACCCACAAAAGTAACGGTAGGAGAAGCGTTGTAACCCGTACCAGCTTCTGTAATCGTGATAGAAGAGACTGCATTAGCCGTAATGGTAGCAACAGCCGTGGCTTGCACACCATTTGCATTGTTCGGAGCAGAGATAACAACTGCTGGCGCTGATGTAAAGCCAGAACCACCTTGCACAATACCTATCTGCCCAACAGAACCAATGAAGATAAGGTTCGTGCCATCCCAAGTAAAATAGCCCTTGGCAGGGTCAGCAATTAAAATTCTGTCATTCTTCCATTGGGAGATGTTGACTCCACTAGAGCTAAACGTCCCTGCCACCCCTATCGTTCCCTTGGCATTGGTGTCTAGCCTGACATACTCAGCCGAGCCATCTGCCTCAAACGCAATCAAATAGTCAATCAAGCCAATATTGGCTGATGCGTAGTAAGAAACGGTATTAGAGAAAGTGACGCTACCGACATTGGAGTAGGTAGGCGTAATCTTGAGGTTGCCGTAGCCAATAGGCATGGCGTTCTCAAGCCAGTAAAACTCGTCATCCCCAATAGCCGTTCTGTTCGCCTTGGTGTTAACACCCTTGAACTGCTTGACAACCTCGTAGGACTTTTTCTGCTCTGCGGCTGCCATGTCTTAGAACGGGGTTGAGTACGGGGTTGGTATCCTTCTAGTAAATACAGATGCCAACACCGCTTGAGTTTTCTGCTTGTACTGCTGCAAGTAGATTTCAGCTTCACCAAACGATTGTTCGTAATACTTGGCTAGGTGAGCCGCATAGAACTGAACAACAGTATCGTAAGGGTCAATAATGGTATCTGTATCAGCCAGATTGACCATAGTTGTTGGCAGAATAACCGTGTCCAAGTCAATCACATAGGCTTGGTCTGGGACTGGTCCGACATAAATTTGAGACTGACCATAGATGCTAAAGCAAATAGGTCTTTGCACATTGTTTTGCCAATAACGCAACTGGGCATTAAAGTCAGACCAAGGCAAGTAACGTAAGGGTATCCGAGAGTTACCCCAATACAGATTGATGTTGATGATGTCTAGCGTTTGCAAGCCAGATGGCAAACAAGAGAAGTTAATGACCTCACACGGTCCTGCATACTGCAAAGTAGCCGTGCCATCGGTGAAAGTTGTTGTCGGTGGATAGACATTGTTGGCTGACGGGTAAGGGGGCGAGGTTGTGCCAAGCACACCACCACTTACAACTTTGTAAATATAGATGTTAGAAAAGACGTAGCTATCAGTCGCTACGCTCAAACCAGCAGACCAGATAACTGGGTTGCTTCCACCCGCTACGGGGGTGCATGGGGTTTGGGAAGTTTGGATTGTTCTCAGACACCCTGTGTCGCGCACGACACGCTCACGCGCACCATTGATATAACCAATTAACTGGTCATTAGTGTAAAAGTTAGCTTGTGCGTCATGCAGCAAATATCTAACTTGCGTGATATAGCCTTGGAGTGTTTGAGCCATGCGTTATCCATCGTTTTGTGTGTTGACTTTTCCCCCAACCCGTTTGGCAGGAAGGGGTACTCGCTCAACCACCGGGGATAACAAGTGGTTCTGCACAGGAGGCTTATCAGAGATTTCAATCTTAGACAAAATCTTCAATCCTTCGGGAATGTCGTTCTTTGTCTTAATCAAAGCAAGCCTCGCCATGTATTGTTCTTTATCGGGGTCACCATGACCAAATATGTGACAAACCGCATCCTCTGGAGCTTCAACCGTCTGCCCTACGGGGAAGGTATACGGCTTGTAAGCGTAGGAAAACGTAATGGGTTTTTCCCATTTGTTTGTCACATATAAGGTTTGCATAGCTTAGAAACTTACAACATCGCCCCAGACAACAATATCTACGGTGTTGGCGTTGCCAGCAACCGTATTTACGTTGACATAGAGGCATTGGGTCACACTACCAGACACCACGGTTGTGGTGTAAGGGGAAGCGGCACTAATGTCTTGGTATCTTCCAGTTCCAGCAACGCTTGAGAGTACTGTGTTTGCAGTAATCAAGTTTGCGCCATCACCAGTTACACCGATTGAGACATTAGCAGATGCTACTGAGCCTGATGGGTTTTGCACGGTAACTCTCCGCACAATAATTCCACCAGAGTTAGCAGTCCCGCCTCCGTTTGTCAAACCACCGCTAAGAATTGGAACGGTAATGACTGCATTACCAGACGTATTCAAAGTAGTGGCACGAACAATGCCAATGCGACCATTGCTGAAGCTATCAAGAGTAAATTGACCTACTGAATCAGCGTTAGCCATGATGTCTCCTTAACTTGCGTAAGTGCTAGAGACATTCTGACCACCGTTGGTTGCCAACAGGGTCACGGTATCAGCAGTAGCAGTAGATTTAGCATATACGTTCACACCATCAGAGATGATGACACCACCAGTATTGGCAGCAATAACAGTCGCATTAGACGAACCGTTGTAAGCCACCACAGAGGTGTTTGCCTGTGGGAACATGATATACACACCAGCAGGAATCACCGTACCGTTACCAGTACTAGTAGATGTCACCGTGGTCGTTAAGAAGTACGCACCAGCCGTATTGCTTTGTGCGCCAGATAGGATGATTTTGTTTGTGCTTAATGACATGGTTAGTTCTCCTTATAGTGACAAAGAGTTGTAACCCGACACTACTGACATTGACTTAGGCTTCGTAGAAACCATCTCAGCAATCATCAGAACAGCACCGACATAACCGATTTGCCAGTTCGGGAGTGTGGACTCAAATCCTGTAAACACAAACGAACCTTGCTCATGGACATAGAGCGATAGGTAGTTAGTATTCAAGAAGTACACAGTACCTTCTGGGCAGTATGGGTCTGGGTAGATTGGCACACCAGCGACCATCAAAGCGCGGAAAGCGGCTTGAGGACCGTTAGCATCACCATCGAAACCATTACCGGGTGTGATTACATATTGCTCTTGACCAACAAAGTCTTGAGCCAACAGCGTCCAAGTACCAAATCCGCAAACACCAAAAGATGGCACTTCAGCACCATTCTTCACAGTACCAGAGATGTACTGCAAGATGTTTTGACGGGTTGGGTTGACGTTACCAGCAGAGTAAGCCTTGGACTGCCACCATGTGTAGGCAGAACGGCTGATGTTGCCGTATGTTCCAGAGGCAGAGACTGCGGCTGGCAAGCCTGTGAACTGCTGCGTATTTGTGCTGTTGGTATACAAGGCGGTTGCCATTGCATCCATCATCACGTTTGTAGCATCGTTCATACGGGCTTCAATCAAAGGAATGATTGCAGCGTCTTGCTGAACTGCACCTTCCATTCCGAGGAACGGGACAGGGGCAATCATCAGTTTCAAGTCAAACTCAGCGTTGAAAGCACCTTGTTGAACTGAAGGCTGGTTGAATGAACCAGAGTAGTCAGACCATTGGGCGTTGACAAATTGAGCGCCTTGAACTGGCACGGTTACAGATGAAACACCACCAGAAGCAGATTGACTGTTAGCAATCAACGCTGCCATCAAGGGCGTAGAGTTATAAAGTTGAACGACCAGCTTAGGGATAAATGCCCTACGGGTAACGTAAGTTAACTCCGTGTATTGGGTTGACCCCGTTGCTGGAACGATACCGCCACCAATAGGCATGGTTATCTCCTAAAAAAAATATCCCCTGTTACAAACCAATGGGTTTTGGATTTCTCCGCAACTCATTGAGCGCTTTGGAGGCTTCATCCCTCGCAGCCATAACTGGGTTCTTATAGTATTTACCTAAATCAAACTTCGCAACAGCACTTGGGTTGTAGCCAGTCGGTGTCGGTACTGCGGATTGTTTCATCCATTGCCAATACTCGGCAGCGACTTCGTGATTTGTGATGCCCTTATCAAGCATTACTTTCTCGACTTCTTCAATTTCGTTTTCGTCTTGAATCAAGCCTTTTTTGATGAGCTTCATTCTGCGTGACTCTAAGTCAGCAAGCGCTTCCTTCTCACGCATCTTGGCTTCTAGTTCCTCGACACGCTTGTTAGCGTTGGCTACCGCAGAAGAGGTGTGTTCTTCAATATCCAACTCAGGAATGACAAGACCGGGCTTGACCTTCTTGGTCAGGCGCAGTATTTCTTTGCGAGTCTCAGGATTGTCAGACAGCTCACGCATTAGCAACGCCATTTGGTCGCGTTGCTCAAAGCTCATATCTTCTAAAGACATAGTTATCCCCTAGTTCAATCAGATTACTTTTTTACCGTCACCGGGCTTTTGGACTTGCATCTTGTTCTTAGAACCAGTTGCAGTTGGAGAGTCCAAGCCACCCAGTTGGGAAAAGCGTGGAGTGTTGGTTACAACACCATTTTGTTGGTTGTTGTCTGTGGGTCTGCGTGGGTTGTTAGCGCCACGGGGTTTAAATAAATCCAAGGGATTCTCCTTACATTGGGGTTGGTTGGGGGGAAGCGCCACCTCCACCAGCACCCGGCATTGACATGGGGCTAGGGGCTGCGCCCGGCATTGGCGGCAAGTTTGGAACAGCCGGGGCTTGAGACATTGCCCGACCTTCTGGCGTAGCACCGCCAGCTTGGGGCAAGTTCTGGAGCATCTGAATAATCTCAGACTGCTGTAATTCACCAGTTTTTTGTTTCTTCTGACCGAGGACACCAGTCAGGCTACGAATAGCGGCAAGGGCTTTTTGCCCTTCTTCAGATTCGCTACCGAGGCTTGGCAAGGCTTGTTCAATCAAGTCCATCGCCATACTTATGTTAACTAACGCACCTTCTTTGTTTCCCATCTTGGGTTCGGGCGTAGACATCGGTGCAGACATTGGGGGAGTTGAAGCATCAGACATTGATGGTTCGGGTGCAGCAGAGGGAGTTCCACCTTGCTGTGAGCGAATCAAATCCAACATTTTTTCGTCTGCCATAAATGCCCTCTATCTTTTCAACAGTTCGGATTAAACCAAACTATTGTAGTTTGTCAAGTGGAGGGCAAGTTTAGATTCCAGCCCCCCGAAGGAATTTGAGTGGTCAAGCCACGCAATTAGAAGGGGCTGTAACCCCCGCTAATTACTTGCGGCTCTTACGACCTTTACGTGCTTTACGCATAGTCTTCTCCATAGTTAGAGGCAGCGACCTTTTGGTTAGGGGAAGGAAGCCACACCCCTTTTCCCTTTCGGGGAAATCTTTATCTACAAGATTTACGTCCGCGCTTCTTGTACATGGTGTTCTCCTAAGTCCGTTTCATTTGACGCATAGAGCGCATCGCTTTCGCTGCGGGATTAACTCTAACATCAACATTCTTGTACTGCAATGTGCCACCAGCGCCAGCTCTCTCAGAGCGACCCAATTCTCCAGTCGTTACTCTAGGTTGGTCTGCCTTTGGCGTTAATTGCTGTGTTGCCATCAAAGTGCTTTCAAGTCAGGCTTGCCTCTTTGCGGAGGCTCTTGGGGTTGAGGTTGAGAGGCTTGTTGTTGCTCTCTCTTTTTCAACTTGTCTTTGAGTAATTGTTTCATCGGTGGTTCAAGTAAGTCAAGTAGTGACTCGGTGTCGATAGCCTTAGCCTTAAAGAGATTGAACGCTAACTGGCGCAAATCCTCTGTGAAGATGGGCGAATTGGAGTGGGCATCGACCTTGACCACATAGTCTTTCGTGAACTGCTCGGCAATGAATGGGTGACCGTCTTCGTCTTTGAAGTGCGTCTTGTCGTAGGCTTGCATGAGTTTGAGGTAGAGCGTGGCTACCTTCTCTAGCGAGTCTTCTACGATAAGAGCGCGTTTCTTGGCTCGGCTAGAACCAAGACGGGCTAATTGGGAAGCGTGACCAGAGGAGCGAACACCAGACTCTCCCTTGCCTTGCAAGACAGAGGAGATGCCAGAGGCTTCTGAGAACATTGCGTCTACTTCGTGGATAACCTCAAACAAAGATGAGGGCATCTCTGGGGCTAGGCGTTCAGCCTTGGCGTTTGGCATATCAGTAGCCAACAAGCCACCAGCGCGGTTTAGCGCAAAGTTCTTTTCATCCAAGATGCCTGTAAAGCCTGTCAGCGCTGTTGGGGGCGAGACTTGCTTAGAGAGCAAATCAAGGATTTCAGTCATGCGGTTATTGCGTAACTGCTGTAAGAAGATAAGTCGCTGAACCTCAGACTGTCCCCAGTAGTAGTCAAACTGAGGGTTTGGGCAGACTTGAACAAAAGGACATTCGCCTTTTAAGAACATCTCTTTGCCAGTTCTGTCGTAGATGAACACATCTGGGTCAGCCATTGTGATGACTTGATAGTCTTCAGTCTCATCATTCCAGACCCATAGTTCATACATCTTGACGGTTTCTTCGGCTACACGCGCCTTGTAGCGGTTCATGCCAAAGAGGTCTAGGTTGACGTTACCGTAGATAGTGGGGTTGGACTGCGACATGATGAGTCGGTCAACGCCCTCTGGCAAATCCTCGGTTTTAGTATGGATGCTAGTCGTTATGCGTTTGACGATTGACTCGCGTTTTGGATGGGAATACAGACGGGCGAATAGCTCCGACTTCGTGATGTAGTACGTTTGGACAAGGGCTTCTTGCCTATCTGTATAAGGGGTGTCTTCTCGCAATACGCCAATACTGGCTGGCTCGACCATGTAGGGATGGATGCCATTGTTGTAGACGAGTTTGACAAAGGTGGAGTTAAAGACAAGTGACCAAGTAAGGGCAGAGCTAAATACTTGGTCAGCATTGGAGTTAAGCCATTCATCATTCAAGGCAAGAGTGAGTCTTGGAATCTTGATGTGTTCCTGATTTGGAACAGATGCCCCTACGTTGATGGAGAAACGGGTTGTCTCTGCGGAGTAGAGGAAGGATGTGAGTTGGTCAATGTGCGGATAGATTTTGTTGAAGATGGTCGGAGACTCATCTGGACCAGCACCGAACAAGAACCAAGAGCGTAGAGCAGCGTAGTCTCCTTTGCGCTCTTGCAAGGACACCATGCACTTTTCAATCAAGTCACGGCAAAACTGCTCTCTCAATAAATCGTTGCTTGGTATCCGCATCTATTTCTTTATCGCAAGGTTTTCGTGGTCTGCAATATAACTTGCCGCCTTCGGTCCTGTCAAATTGCCAGCACTTTGAGGGTTGAATGATACTGCTTCGTCACGAACTGGTCTAATCGCGTTGCCCCTGAGCAGATTACTCATGCTAAAGCGTTGGTCACCGCCCCAAATGGCGGCATCGCCCGGTCTAGCCTCTCTTGGGCGCTCGGCAGCAATCTGTGCTTCCTTCTCCAACTGCTTTTTGCTTGTTTTGTTCTTGCGAGTAAAGAATCCTGACTGATTCTCGCCCTCACGGGTGGATTTGATGTCTGTCATATCAAAATCCATCGCTAATTGCTTGACCGTGCGGTCATTTTTCTTGGTAGCGTCTGACATGAGGGCTGGCGCTTGTAGAAACACCACATAGACCTCTTCAGAGCAGTTTTTCATCGGGCATTTAGCTTCTCTGCTCTCAAAATACCCGTGTTTATCGCATTTGTAGTCCTTTAAGACCGCCATAGTTATCCCCTTTCAAGTAATTCATCAAGGGTAGGCTTAGAGTAATCCCCATGATTACTCACCCCTACCTTTACCTTTATTTGCCCATTGACTAGGTGTAAACCCGTTGTTCTAGCCAATCTAGGCTTTGCTTCGCGTCTATACGACACAAATCTGGTCTTGTCACGGTTCTGCATGATGGCTACTTCGCCCTTTTCCCATGCTTTGTAGCCTTTGCTGACCCGTATTTGGATGTATTCGGTCAGAGGATGGACGCGAAAGTAGAAAACATCTAGCAAATGCTCCTTGTTTATCCCACACAGCTCGGCAAAGAGTTTGACAGAGATGCCTCTGTTCTTGTCTTTGATAAAGCGCTTGATGATGGCTAGTAGCTCACGCTTAGGGATTACGTCTGACAACATACTCTACGGTGTATCCAAGGTTTTGTAGATGGGCAAGCACATCCGCTTCTTTGTAAGACTCTAATGAGTTTGAATCAACAACCACATGGTTAGTGCTAACTAACTTACGGGATGGGGCATGGTGACCAAAAAGCTGGTCAAGGTTCAAGTCATCGTGAAATGTTGGGGCTAGATATTCAATAGAAAAGTGCTTGGCAAGAGATTCTGGGGCAAATTTAAGACCATAGACCTCTAGGATGGGTCTATAAATGCCTGTCAGTTGTACATCCTCATTCCATAGTTGATTGTTTTGAGATGGGATGTGTATCAAGCCATACTTGTTTGGGGCTTCTAGGAAGCGCTTGCTTCTCAGGCTAAAGCCACCATTTTGGATGACTATGCGCTCTGGCTTATCAATCCAAGTAAAGCCAAGTTGTAATTCGTTGCCAACAATGGCTGCATGACAAGGTGCGCCAATGTAGTCATATTTGTAGTAATTGGGAGAGAAGTTCTTACCGTTTAATACCCAACCGTCTTCTTGAACAATCAAGCAATAATCAGTCTTAATGAAAGAGTGGAGGCTGTGCATCACAAAGACTGAGTATTGTTGATAGTTAAGCGCCCCGATTCTTTCCCACGCCACATCTAGTGGCAAATTTTGAGGGCGCTCAAGGGAGAGCAGTAATCCCAAAGAACTAGGCAATTCCTTCATACTGCGCTCTATGGCGGGGATAGCTTGTGCGCCATCACCGTTGCCGTAGACAGCCACGATGGTCAGATTGTTATGTTCCATAGACCCCTATCCTTTTGAGGTAGTCTGAGACATTTCTGCCGACAGCTACTTCCTCTGGGGTCTTGTCTTCTAGCGCCCGTGAGACTGCACGGCTAATCTTCATGTTAATAAGGCGAGGTTGCAACTGCTCGGCATAGGCAGCGCAAGCCAAGGCACTAGCGATAACCCTATCGTCTTTGTTGCGACCAGAGGCTGAGATTGACCCACCCTCTCTCGTTATGGTCTTCATCTCCTCTAGGGTTTCCATGTCGTAGACCGCCATCATTCCGCGCTCAAAGTAGTCTTTGGTGTAGTTGAGCATCCGCTCCTTGGTCTGCACGGTTGTCAGCCATCCAATGGAGTTAGACATTCCACCGAGGGTATCGTTCCTTCTCCAAATGTAGTTGGACATCGAACCGTAGACATCCATGAGTTGTCTGCCAATGTCTCCAGCCATAGCAGCCGCTTGGCGCTTTAAGTTCTTGAGTTCGTTGATGACCGCTTGCCCCGGTCCATTGACCTCAAGGTTTAGGGTAGAGTTCTTGTATGCGCCAGCAAGGTGGGCAATGACCCAAGCAAACTGGTAGGTGTTGAGTTCTGAAGTGGCAAAGGCAGCGACTTGTTCCATGCCGTCAGAGTAGCAACGATAGACCTGAATACAGAAGCGGTCAGCCCAGTCGCTTGACCCGTAAGCGGGGTCTGCGCCTATGACATAGTAGGCGGTGTCCACAGGTTCTTCCCACACTTTAAGGCTTGCCAAGCGCTCAGTTGACTTGACTACTTGGGTGTCTTGGAAGTTAGCCCCAAAGACATAGCGGTAGTTGTCATAGGTTATCTTCTTTGCAATCTTGGCTGCGTCTGTGCAACGGGCTATGGAGAAGAAGCTAGTGCCTGTCATCA